TGCATGATCTGCGTGGGGTGACTTCGGTAAACACCTTCGGGTTACAAACCTTCAGGAGTCACCTTACTTAGATGCGATGACGGCGATAGCCATTCCAACGATAGTTGGCATCCAGTCTAACGGTCTTCGATGTTTATTAACATCTTAGTCCGAGTCTCTTAGGAGAAACATTTAAGGACGGTAGTCCTTTCGTGTAGAGGTCTAAATACCTCCCTTCGAGAAATTCGTAGGTTTCCTCCCCTGTTTCAGGGTCGTACTTACCTACGTCTACTGTGGTTTCTTGATTAATATCAAAGAACCACATTGGGACCACCTTGGATATTACTCTTGTGATATCCTCGTTGGTCTGTTCTGCGAGTGAAGAAGTATCCCAATCGGGTCCTCCTTCTTTCTCGTAATATGTCCACACTACCTTTTGGTATGTGTCGACATACTTTCTCGTGTTAAACACCTTTGGTGCATTAACTCCGAGTAAGAGCTCCTGGAAAAGGTTTCCTCTGGTAGCTCTCTTGACGAAATCTTCTACTGATAGAATTCCGTCGTCCGCGGCGAGGGCAATAACCCTCCTCGCGTTGTCCTGAGCCTGTGGGTAGCGATCTTTCACTTCCCACCAGCTCATTGCGTTGATATAGGTTGGATAATCATTCAACCTGTCAACGAGGTCCTCCTGAAAGCGTAGAATATCTTCCACGCCTCGAGAGGAAGTGTTCGTGTTGAGTGTCCGGAAAATCCGGCAGTCCTTACGAACATCTATGCCCATCAGTGCCTTGTATACAATCCACTGGGTGGGCTTAGGGGATTTGAGAAGGAAGCTTTTTAGCTCACTTTTCATCCCCAGACCATACCCTCCTACGCTAGTAGGTAGGTGTATGTTTGCAAACGCACGGGGGTTTACCGCCTTTCTAGGTAGTAGGCTTCCCATGCGTTCGACGAAGAGGGCCCGAATACTGGCCTTCTTCGTTTCACTGAAGAATCGGTTGTCTTTTGGCAACCATTCTAAAGTGCCGCCAAGTTGTTGAGATTTACCAATCGCAACATTCTTGTTGTCCTTCTTAATGAGGGTCGATTGACCTCTCTCAAGAAGGCGAACCTTCACTGAGTCAACAATAACCGATAGGTTATGGTCCTCGTTGAAGGGTTTTCCGTATTTCAGATTTGTGAGGTTTATTAACCTCTCTGTGTAACGGACACAAATCTTCGAGTAGCCGTGCTGTCCCGGAGAGATGTGGGAACCTGCACTCAGATGTATCTGGGTGATCAGGTTTAGGTAGCGCCACGGTCCTCTAGCGAGGTGATCGTCGCCACCAATGTGGACATACCTCCAATCCCGATAGGGTGCGGGGGTGTTGTCCCTTAGAACTTCCTCCTCTACCTCTAGGTAGCGAAGGAAGGCGAGTTCCTCAATCGATAGATTGAGCAGCGTTAGCGATGGCTTAGCGATAGCTTCGCCCATCATAATTCCTTGCTTCGAGACGATAGTCTCGAAGTCTGGAAATTGTACTATTCTTGGCCCGATAAGGCTCAAGACTAGTGAAACATATTCGGGACGGGACGATAGTCCATACCCGTTTATGAAACCGGTCAACAGTGACTTTGTCACTGCCCAGTTTTGCGCGTTGGTAGCGTCCTTTAGGTCACTACTCAGCACGTACTCCGTCGGACCGGCCCTCTTAATCGGTAGATCAAGTTGTGGCCTCTTCAGACGGCAGAGTCCCTTCACAGCCTCAAATGCTTGATCCTGTCGGTGAAAGCTTGAGAAAACTGAAGGGTGGTACTTCACGGCTTCAACCAATAGGTGAGCCAGTGGAGCTTGAATGACGTTAAGCCAGTATTCTGACAGCGTCACGTGTCGGGCCTTGTTTCCCATCTCTGGGACAACTTCGGTCCGTAATACGGGGATTGGGGAGTATTCTCTCCAAGCCACGTACATCAACTGGTTTCCAAGGACTTCATCAAGCCCTACAAACCGGTTCCCCAAATCCTTTATTAAGGAGTAGGGTGTCAGGAAGGGTTCTTCGGTTTCGAGGACCTCTTTCCTGAATAACGTCTTCCATAAAGGGATTCCCTCTATGTGGGACGCCAGACCAAAAGGAGTATCCTCCATTTTGGTCTCGACAGGGACAACAGTTAGTATTCTAACCATTGCCTCTGTGACAGCTTTCGCCTGAGCACCTCGTGCCACAGGGAAGTTGTATTCCCCCGAGGACGTAACACTAATGTGACACGATCCTCGAGGAATGGCCGTTGATCGGATGGTCTTACAAATTCCTCCGATTCTACGGGCAGCCATGCCCAGTTTGACTATCGTCTCTGGATCTGGCTTGAAATCCTGCTGAAGAACATCTTTGAACTTCTGGCGGGATTTAATCTCTGTCTTGGCTCCCATATATGGGAGCTGCCGGCTAGAGATTAAATGGGAGACATGTTGCATTAGCAGCATGCTCCTGTCACCTTCCCGAACCCTTCTAGGGACCTCGAGTCGGTTTAACCTGGTAAAGATGTTACATCTCCCAGGTACCGGTACCGTGCCAATAGTCACGGTCTCGGCCATGAGATGGAAGAGGTGATTACCCCATTCCTTCCACATATCTACGAGGAGGGATAAATTATCCGCTCCTACGCAGAAGACCTTCCGGACCACATCTCTGAGGATCCGGGAGTCGTCTGACTTAAAGAGGAACACTCGTTCATCTGCAAGCCAGAGTGAGTCGACGATTCCAGATATGAAATCTTCGATTCTTTTAAAGTGATTTATTGGTCTATCGACCAGCACCTCACTTATCTTCACACCTAACCCGATATCACGGGTTAATATGTGAAACAGTGCTAACCTCTGACGAGAGTCAAAGTACTGCTCTTTCTTTTGAAACTTTTGTTTCGAGAGAGAGGTTCCTCTGAATTTCTCCGATAGGAGCGATCCAGAGGGTAATAAGTAGAATAACCTATCGGTATCCTGCTTATTAGGATTTCCTAGGATCGGTAATAACCGTTCCCAAGGAGATCGTTTACAGCCACCACCGACGCAGTCCTGACGGATTTGCGCTTGGATGAGTGTGCCAGTAAAGATCATG